AGGGCTGTGCCAACTTTGCCGTCGGTCATGGCACGATCTGAGTCGTCAGGACCTGTGGGCAGATAGCTTGATGGCACACGCAGACCGCGAGCCATCTTGTTGTTGAAGTATTTTAAATCGTCAATTTCGCCTAGATTTGAACCACCGGCTAGTGTGTCCACACTGCTACCGCGACCTTCTGCTGTTTGCGGAAAGAAGTAGTCTTCGTTGATACTGAGTGGATTGTAGCTGGCATCCATCATGTTTTGTCCGCCACCTGTTACAGTGGGGATTCTGCGCTGATGCATTTCATTTTTCACACGTTCCACAAAGGCCATGGCCATGTGGCTGGGCATGTTGCCCACGTCAATCTTGAACACTCTGCGCTCTGGCGCACGGCTCACACGATAGATCAGAATAGCATCTTCTAGCAGTTCTTTTTGCTTGAATACCTTGTAGATCTGCTCCAGTACACTGCGTCCAAATGGCCAAAAAACGTCTAGTCCTTCGTTCAGACTCATGTGTACTATGTGCTTGGCGTCCAGAGTTGCTTCGTTCATGGCATGCATAAAACGGCTGTTGCCGCCGCCAGTCATGCCTGCTGCACCGCCTGCACCGCCACCAGTGTAGTTGGCTGCGCCGCCCACACTGCCTGTAACCGGATTGGTCAAGTAGTCTGTGGTGGTTTTTGCTGCCACAGTCATGTTTTGAAAGTTGGGGTTGATGTCACGAATCACATACTGTTCAGGACGTTTGCCTTCTGATTCGTTCACAATGATTCTCATGAGCTTGCTCATGTCTATCCACATCATTTCAAATGTTTCTGGGTCACGCACAAATACCTGATCGCCGTACTTGATACAGTTACGGAACAGTTTGAAAATGCGCTGATCCAGCTTGTTGATCTTGCACCACTGTTGCAACTGCTTCTTGATAATTTCTACTTCGTGATCGGTGGGCTTGTCATTGTACTTGATTTCAAACGGCGTGCCGTTTTGCTCGTTCATCTGTGTGCTGAACTCAGCAATAATGTCCAAGCATGCATTGATCTCAGAGTCCATGTCCATGTTCTCGTACTGATTGTAACGTTCAATACGGTTGGGGTGACCTGAGTACACTTCAGGCAGTCGGCTGGCATAGTTGCGAAACACAAAGTCGGCTTGTGCAGTACCGTTGGTTCCGTCGTTGCGGAAATAGTCTGGCAGTCCAAATTGGTTCTTGCCCGAGATAGGACTCAAGGTACCTGATGTGTCAGCCACCTTGAAATACTTGCGCCACGATTGTTTTGTTTCTGCCATAGTGTGTTATTTACCGTTAATTTGCAGAGCGCAGTATCTTTGTGCTTATGTCATTGCCACTCTTGGCAATTCGAACCAGTTCTTCCAGGGCACCTGCTTGTTGACCCATCATCATGGCCATTTGTTCAAACAACTGAACAAAATTGCCGCCGCTGTTGTTCAAGGGAATCACAGCTTCATCGCCGTGTAGCGTAGCTAGATAACCTGCGTCAGGACCTGATGCAATTCCTCCTGTTTCAAGTTCGGGTATTTGTGCATGAAAATGCCCAGCTGTTGCATTGCTCGAAGGATTGTTGTATTCATCGATGGCCAGGCTTGCACCCATGCTACGCAACCAGTCAGTGATTGCCTTGCCATCTTCTTTGCTAGGAGGTTGTTTCACTGTGAAATCCATGGCCAAACCTTTGGCATGCTGACTTGACGGTGCCTTTTCCTGGTGAAACTTGTCGTTGAATGCACTGAAGTAACCAAATCCGGGCACACCTGACTGTACTGATTTTGCCAGTTCAATCAGTTTAGAGTTGATGCCAGCATCTGCTGCTTGTACATCTCCTTCCTTGATGTTCAGGCCCATGTTTTTCAAACTATTCTGATCAGCTTTTAATCCGGTGCCGCCACCTTGACTTGTCATACCACTTGCAGTAGGCATTCTCAATCCGGTGCCGCCACCTTGACCTGATCCACCACCCATTCCAGTTGGCCCAGACGGAGTTCCAAAACCTTCAGTCAACTGATAGTTCATGAACTCCATCTGCTTGTTTTCAAACTTGGTTTTTAATTCAATATAGTTTTTGTAATGAACAGTGTATTTTTCAGCTCGTTTGGTATCGGCATCTGTTATTTTTTCCAGTATGAATGTATCGCTGATAATGTTTTTTATTGCGTTTGCAATTTCTACACTCTGTCTTTTTCCTGCGCCAGACCCTGCCAGGCCGTTCAACGGCACAATATCTCCAGACGTGTCTGGCACAAACATTTCTGGACCTTTTTCGCCCACCAGGTATGGATTTCCTTTACTCACAGGACCACCTTCGGCACGGCCAGGTGGAGTTATTGCAGTACCTACTGCATCAGCGCCCATGCCCAATGCCTTACCCCCAAAATATCCAGCGGTGCCGCCAACGATGCCGCCTAGTATTGCACCAATAGCTGTGCCAGCTACTGGCACCACACTACCCACGGCCGCGCCCACGGCCGCACCTTTGGCTCCTCCTGCCAAAGCACCAACACCTGATCCAACCATTTCGCTGCCGCCGGCTCTGTAAAATCCGCCCATGCCTGCTTTTTGTGTGGCGTCTACTACCTCAACAGTTTTTGTAATAGTCCCTGCTACGCCCACAGCAAATTTTTCCAGTAGTGGTACCAGTGTTTTTAGAGCTTCAGCCATTTTGGTGAATGCCTTTTCAAGCTCGCTTGTTACTCCAGTGAGTGCTTTTGCTACTCCCAACGCTTCTTCAATGCCTTGATACACTGTTTTTTGCATGGCAAGCATGACATCTTGTTGTGATTTTATCAAATCAGCCATCTGGGCAGTTTTTTTGTCTTCGCCGGCTTTTTGAGCTGCTTGCGTTTTGTTAGCAGCTTCAACTGACGCAGCAAAGTCATTTTGCCCCATTGCCGCAGCCTTGGTAGCACTACTCAGTTTGACACCATATTGTTCACCTACTCCTAGTTCTCCAAGTGCTCCGCCCATTCCGTCAGCATATTCTTTCATGCCTTCGGCCATCATCTGAGCACCTTGGGCCTCGGTGATTTGTCTTCTTGCTACTTTTTCAATTATCTCGGCCTCTCTGCCTTGCATTGTAAAATTTAATTTTCTTGCGGCATCGTCCCTTAAATTCATATTAACTCTTGCTCGATATCCGCGGCCAATGTCCTCGCCCATTGCGGTCATCATAATATTAAAATTTTCTAATGCATTGGCGCCTTCGTTGTCGTTTTCTCTTCGCATTTTACGAATCTTGGCCAAGAATTGTTCTTCATTCAGTGCTGCTTCACGAATTTCCTGCTGCTTCTTGGCATTCAGTCCAGTGACCTTGGCCAAAGTATCTTGTTCATAAATGTAGTTTCTTGCACTTGCTGCCAGCTGGTCAGTGGTTTGCTTCTGACTCACTCCAGTTCTGGCTTGAATTCTCAGGTAGTTGGCCAGGCCTTCATTGACATCTTCTTGGCTCATGCCCAAGCGATAAAATTCAGTTCTTGACGACTCAAGGGCCTTGCTCATGTTGGCCAGCTTGGTAGTTCCGGCTCCTACAGTACCTGAAAATGCCGCAAGGTCTTCACTGTTTGCTGCAACCAATCCAATCATGCTGTCTAGATTGTTTAGATTGAGACCCATTTTTTGTGCATTGTCTGCAACGCCACTCATGCCGTCTGCTGCTGATGCACCTGATTTTGCCAGGCCCGAATAGCCTTTGTACAAGCTATCTGCCATGTTATTGGCAAGTTTTGTGTATCCTATTGTGGCAGCAGTGATGGCTGTGAATCCAGCAATTACGCCTTTTACAATCAGGCCGCCCGGCATCATCAAGGCCAGGGCAACTCCAGCTGCTGTTGCGGCGGTGCTTAGTCCATCAAGACTGCTGTTTAATGCTGCTGCACCTTTTTGTCCGTCGTACATGGCCTTGCTGGCAGCAAGACCTGCACCAGCAAGCCCAGTTAAAACACCAGCAGCAGCGGCTGTGCCTTTGGTGAAGTTTTGAATACCAGTCTTGGCCTTGACTGATGCGTCGGTGAGTGCGTTTTGTGTTTCTGAGCTGACAGCGCCATTGCGAGCCAACTCCTGATTGGCATTAGCCAGTAATTCTGCAAATCTTTGCGCTTCAATATTTTGGTCAGCCATGTTTATCACCTATAAGTAGTTGTATATTTATAGGTGATTTTATGTCCAAAAATGCAAACCCGTTGAAACAATACTTTAGACAACCAGCGATTTACTTGAGATTGCCATCTCAAGGTAATTATTGGCCGGATAAATCTATTACCATGCCGGCCAATCATGAGTTGCCAGTGCTGCCAATGACTGCAATTGATGAGATCACGTATCGCACACCCGATGCCTTGTTCAACGGATCAGCTGTGGTCAATGTAATTCAAAGTTGTATACCAGATGTTCATGACGCCTGGGCGGCTCCTGGAACTGACATAAATGCCATACTTGTGGCCATCAGGATTGCCAGTTTTGGACACGAAATGGAAATTGAAAGTGTCTGTCCCAAGTGCGACACTCATGACGAATACGGCATTGATTTACGAACTGTTTTGGAGAATTTAAAAGCACTGGACTACAATGTGCCAGTTACACATGGTGATTTAGAAATTACATTTCGGCCCATGACATATCGAGAACAAAATCAAACCAATCAAAATCAGTTTGAGCAACAGCGCACGATTCAGTCAATCCCTGTAAGCGATCTGTCTGACGCAGAAAAAATTATCAAACTCAACAGTGCTCTTCAAGAAATTACCAAACTCACAATCAGTGCATTGAAGTGGAGCATTACCAGTATACGAACACCACAGATGATGGTGACTGATATTGATCACATTGAAGAATTTCTAAACAACTGTGACCGCGGCCTGTTTGTAAAAATTAGAGATCACATCATTGCACTTCGCGCAGCCAGTGAATTCAAACCCTTGAACATGAAGTGCAACAATTGCAGTCACGAGTATACTCAGGTACTTACGCTGGATCAAACAAGTTTTTTCGAAGCCGCCTCCTAACATCTACCGCTGAAGAAATTTCAGCAGTAGTAGATAAAATGGAGAAAGAGGCTAACGCTATACGATCACAATGTTTAAAAATGTCATGGCACCTGCGTGGCGGCGGCAGCTATGAAGATGTCATGAACATGAGTTTTCAAGAGCGCACACTGATCAGTGAACTGATCAAAGAAAATATTGAAACTACCAAAACTTCAAAATTACCATTCTTCTAATGCTAGACATCACTCAAGTCACCCAAGATATTCTGCACTGGTCAGAAACTTTTGTAGAAGTTCCGCACCCTGCGCTGGGCAATTTTCCTCCATGTCCGTTTGCCAGAAAAGCACGACTGTCGGGCACAGTCCGAGTTGTTGTTGGCTCCGATCCTTACTTTGATCTACGCAATTGCTGTAGAGACGGCCTGGGCACAGCAGAAGTTGTGATCTATGCCTATGATCCTGAGGAATGGGACTATGCCACATTCCATTCTAGCCTGGACCAGGCCAATCAGGATTTTTTGTTGGCAAACGATTTGTTGGTCTTAGAAGATCATCCTGCAGATCCTGAAATTGTAAATGGCATCAGCATGAATCAAGGTACCTATGCTCTGGCCCTGTTGCAAAGTCTCAGCAAACTGAACACAGCCGCAGAACAAATGCACCACAAAGGATTTTACAAGTCGTGGCCCGATCAGTATCTTGAACAGTTGTTTCAGCATCGAGCAGATCCAAGGAACACATAATGTATAGTGTACACCAGCCCTGGGATCCGTTGCGAGTTTGTGTGGTAGGACGTAGTTACCCGCCTGAGTTTTATAGTTTTATAACCAATCCACGACTACGCAGTTTGTTTGAGCGTATTGCTACTGAAACAGAACAAGACTTTCAGAGTCTTATTGCGCTGCTGGAAAAATTCAATGTTCAGATTGTGCGCCCTGATGTGCCCACAGTGCAACTGGATCGGCTGCTAACACAGAATCGTAGAATACCTGGACCTGTCAGCATGATTCCAAGAGACCAGATGATCATGGTTGGTTCTGACTTTTTTGTGTTTCCGTACGATCGCATCAGCATAAAATCTTCAGGACGAAATATTATGCCACCTACCAACTGGACTAAGAAAAATTATGACCTTCTCAAAGGCGCTGATTGGCCACAAGAGTTCACACCGTTTGAACAACTGCCAGACTGGGTGCAGGAAGAATGCAAAACTCTACTTCAATTTGATTTTGTGCCTGGTGATGATCGTGAGGAAATTATATCCAAAACCAGTGAGTTTGAGTGGTGGAGTCCTGTGACTGATCTTGTGAAGTCTGCTGGCAATCACATAATTGAAAATCAGTATCATGATATTTTGAATCAAATCCCAGCCAACGGCGTTACTCGCATTGGCCAAGATTTATTTTTTGGAATTAGTGAATCTGCTGACATTGACAAAATTAAAAATCTAACTGAACACTTTTTTCCAGGTTACCACTGTCATCTGGTAACCACTGGCGGACACATTGACGGTTGTTTTACACCGGTCAAACCTGGACTTATTGTCAGTATTGAAGACATGCCCACTTATGCCAAAACTTTTCCTGACTGGGAAGTTGTTTACCTGGCTGGCGAGAGTTGGGACAAAGTAAAACCTTTCACGGATCTTAAAGAAAAGAATCAAGGCAAGTGGTGGATCAAGGGCAGCGAATATGATTCAGAATTGATCGAATACGTAGAAACATGGTTACAAGACTGGGTAGGCTATGTTGAGGAAAGTGTGTTTGATGTAAACATTCTTGTGATTGACCAACAAAATGTAGTGGTCAGTTCCTACAATAAAAAAGCATTTGAAGCATTTGAACGCCATGGTATAACGCCGCATGTTTGCAATCTTAGACACCGATACTTCTGGGACGGTGGCATACATTGTGTCACACTGGATCTAGATCGTGACGGTGTTCAGCAAGATTGGTTTCCAGAGAGATCCGCATGAGCTATCAGTTTGCTAGGATTGACTTGGCAAAAACAAACTATACGCCTGCTGTGTCGTGGCAGTATATTACCAGTCGAGAACCTGACGTGCTGGCCAAACTAGATGACATATACAGAACCTACTGCATCTACAAACACTTTGCCAGTGTCATGCCCATGTTTCACAGCCGTTATAGTGACCCAATGGCAGAAATTATTGGCTACTACGATCAAGATCGACTGGTAGCGTTCTCTTTGATTCGCAAGTTTGATCAGCACAATGCCTTGTGTGATCAATTTGCATGGACATATCACAAGCCCCGACTGAGACTGGGCATTGAAACAATGAAAGCAGAGTGTGCTATCTACAAGGATCGCGGGTTTCAATACCTGTATCTTGAGCAAGCACACCTGTACAAATCCGACATGGATGGATTTGAAATACTAGGACCACTGGAGTAAACACATGGCAGACTTATACACAATTTGGGCAAACAAAGAAGGCGACATC